CCGAGCCTTGGCCTTCGATGGTCTGGGAGGTTTCGACTTTGGGGGTCTTGGGCTGCATGATTTCACCTTAACCGTAGAACTGAGTTGTCCCAGAGGGACGGCGGAAGAAGGGCGGGATCGAAGCGATTCCGGGGCCAACTGGAGCGTAGGGAGTACCATACGCTACCCGTGCCGGTTGGGGAATGGGCAACGGGGCGTACTGAATGATTTGAACCGGCTGCGCTGCTTGGGGGACAAACTGAGCAGACGGGTAGGAAATAGGTTGAAGGACTGGCCGGGGGGACTGTTGAACAGTGTTCATAGCCTGATCGGCAGTCTGCACGGGGACGTAGTAGTCGCCATAGTTGCCGTCTCCGCCCCCGCCACCTTCCCCGATTCCTGCGGCGGGTCCCCCGCCTTGGCCGAAGGGGGAATTGCCGCTCATGGCGCCGATCAGCCCGCCACCCGTCTGGAGGCCCTGTCCGGTGGCGAGGCTGACCCCCTGCCCATAGATGGACGTTCCGGTGAGACCCATGACGCCAAGGTTAGCCAACCCGTAGTTTGGCATGGCGGCGGACAAGCCCAGATTCACGGCCGTGGATACGGCGGGGCTTCCGAGAAATCCGGCTATGCCGCCTGTTTGTGAAGGGGCGGCTGCTCCAAGAGAAACGCTTTCCTGTCCGTTGATCGTGCTCACGCTGACCGGCGAACCTGTCAGTGGATCATTAAAGCTTTCCACCGACGTGGAGCTTGCGGACCGCGCAGGACCGCCCGTTGTCGGAGCAGTGGATGTTGTTGAGACGGAGGGGGCGGCAGGGGATACAGATGGGGCGGAAGGAGATACCGACGGGGCGGAAGGAGATACCGACGGAGCCGCAGGGGATACCGAGGGGGAGGCGACAGACGGTGCAACGGATGCGGCGACGGCCAGCGAAGACGTGGGTGTCGGACTGCCCATATAAGGGCTTCCCACAGACCGGGAGGCCATGACCGCGGATTCTTGAGCGGCCAGCTCGGCAGCGATCTGAGCGGAGATATCAGCGCGGCTTCCGGGGATACCACCGGCAGCAAGCATGCCGGTATCTACACTTGCCCCGGAGTAAGGGGCGCCCATGGAGATGCCCGAGGGACCAACGCCAAAGCCCATTCCCATTGAGGGGGAAGAATACCCTTGAGGGTTGCTGCTTGTGGCCGCGCCACCGAACGGTGTCGAAGAGGGGGCGGAGGTGCTGATGCCGGACTCTGTCGCAGCAAAACCTGCCACGCCAGTGTTCCCCAGTGCCTCGCCAATACTGCCTAACCCGCCGAGACCGCCGGATATATTGCCGGCACCCATGCCGAGTCCGGACACGCCTTCCGCGTCGGTTCCCGTTCCTGTGATGCCGCCAAGACCCAAGCCGCCCATGGAAACATCTGAGATGCCCATTGAAGAAAGCGATGTCGAGACATCAGTGGAGGGGGACACCCCCTGCGAAGCCATAGTTGCGGGAGACGTACTGGCGCCAATACCAACCGGACCGGAAAGACCGAAGGCCCCTTGCTGAGTTGCTCCCATTGCATTGGCAAAGGAAGACCCGGAAAAAACACCTCCGAGGCCAAGAGCGGAAAGGGACCCGGATATCTCTTGCGCGTTTTCTGAAGCTATATCCGCGGCAGAAACGGATGGGCTTATTGAGGTTCCCCCAAGCATGCCCGCGACTGCGGCAGCAATACCGGGGTTGCCCGTTGCTTCTGCGTTAGCCATTGCGGCTTCGGGGCTACCGGACGTCCCCGCAATGTTGGCTGCGGCTTCGTTGGTAGCGTCGGAGTACGACCCCCCGCCACCGTAGGCTTCCGACCCACCTACACCACCCGTCGTTCCTGGCCCACCGCCCATATCGGCGGTGCCAGAGCTGTCACTCGCACTAAAGTTGGATCCAGCATCGCCGCCGAAACCCGCGCCAGGACCGCCCATGGGGTCCCCGCCGCCGGAATCTCCCCCGCCTCCGCCTCCGCCCCCACCGCGTGGGGTGTCGTAAATCAAGCGCTGCCAAAGAAACATCATACGACGACCTCCGTCGGACGCGATTTATCCCCGTAATCTCGACGGAAAAGAACGGGCTTTCCTTTATACCCGCGATGGGTGAGGGCGTCACGGAGTTTTCTGGTGACTTTTCGGATGTGACCGAAAGGTGCAATACCGTCCACGACAACAGGGATGTCGCCGCAGCAAAAGTCTTCCGGTTGAAGCCTGTGCTGCCTGCGAATGAAGGCCTTGGCTTTATCGGGGGTCATGAAGGCCATCGTAGCAAATCCAACCAAGCGGTCGTTTTCAACGTGATAGACAGCTTGCCCCAATTGAATCGGCGGAAGAATCAATCTGAATAGATCTTCGATGTACCACTTCCGATGGAGCGAGGAGTGCGCCATCAAAAGAGATACGTGAGAAAGAATCTCCGCGGTGGAGATCTGGGGGTGCATTACGCCACCCCAGCCCTCTGCAAGGAGACATTCGCACGGAGTTGCGCGATATCTTCGTTCGATTGCATCCGCTCACGGTCCACGGCGTCTTTCATCGCCAGCTTCTGCTGATCGAGTTTGATACGCTCCGCGTCGGCTTGGGCCTTCTGCTCGACCTGCGCTGCCTTAATCTGCAAGTTCTTTTCTTGCAGTTGCAGCAACGGGTCGGGGCCTTGCGGTTGTGGCTGAAGCTGTTGCAGCACTTGCGCCTGCATCTGCGCTTCGATCTGCGCAACGACGGCCTGCATCTGCACCGGATTCGGCGGAGGCGGAGGCACCATCACAGGGCGACCGAACTGGTCAATCATCTGCACAGGCTGCTGCAATCTCAGCGCGGCCTGCTGCTGAGCGAGAAGAGAGACGTGTTCGAAGATGTGGGACAGGAGAATGCCCTGCACCTGCGGGGACGCTTGGATAAGCGGCAGCATGTAGAACTGAGCATGCGCTTGAATGTGCGCCATGTGATCTTGTTCTGGGAAGGCTTGAAGCGGGGAGCCTCCATTAGGAATAACAATCGCCCTAGCATTTTCCTGCGCGGGTCCCTGCGGCTGTGGTTGCGGGGGAGGCGGCAACAAGAGATCGATATTCTGCACATTGAGCGCAGAATACATGCGACGATACGCTTCGTAGAGGTTGTGCATCTGCGGAGCGGCTTGAGCGAGACGAAGCTGCTCTTGCGCCAGCGAGATTCGCTGCGTCATCGAGAAGATGTTCGGATCCGAAACCGGAAGAACGTCCACACGGGCGTCAAAGTCCGAAGCCTTGATCGAGCGGTTCGCACCAGCAACGTCGTACGGATATTCCGCGGGGAGCGATTCAGCAAAAACCTGCGCGAGAAGCTTCAGCTCCTGCATTTGCGCGTAGTGCATGCGCTTATGCACGGCCGACATGACGCGCGAGCCACGCTCCAACAGCGCAATCGTCGTTCCGACCGGCAGCTCTTGGTTGGTTTCACCCATGCCAAGATCTGACGTGCCGACGAATTTCTGCGCCGCGCTGATGCAGAACCCGAGAAGCTGGAACAGCGTTGCGCTCGGCTCCTTGTACGGGAGCGGCAACAGGTTTTCTCGCAGCGATCCGCCAGGAGCATCGACATCGCGCCACTCGCCAGGTTGCAGGGGCGCATCCTGGTCCTGCACGCGCAAGCCCTTGGCCTTGAAGCCGGCCGGCAGGTTCGACAGCGTACCCGCATCGATCAACTGGCGCAGAACAGAGGTTGCCGAACGCGACAAATTGCCGAGCAGGTGGACGAGACCGAAGCCATAGAAGCCCAAGCCCGGAAGAAACTTGTAGTGAACGAAGTATTGGCGCTTCCGGCGCAGCGGATCGGTGGGGCTGTAGTTGCGACGGATACCGAGGATCTCGCCGCTGTCCATTTCGATGGTGACGATGTACGGGAGCTTGATGCCCGTCTCGACACCGTCCGCTTTGCGGTCTTCAAAGCCCGGAAGATCGAGGTTGCAGTGGCATTCAAGCAGGGTGTACTCGTCGCCTTCGCTTGAAGGCTCGATGCCGCTGATCTGGTCGATCTTTTCCTTGATCTCGTCCGGCTCCGGGGTTCCCGGCTTAGCCAATTCGATGTCGCGATAGACGCCAGCGACCATCTGCTTGCGCAACTCGTTCGCTGAAACGCGAATCACATGCGTCACGCGCTCGGCCGTCAGCAGATCTCGCGCCGTATAGGGGACGATCAGGTCCTTCGGGAGGATGTATGGGCTCGTTGCCCGCCCCAAGAAGGTGTCGTAGTACACTTTCTTAAAAGCCGACCCGCCATAGCCCACATAATAGAGCATCTGGTCGAAATCGGGGTCGTACTCTTCCATCTTCTGGGTGATTTCGTAGTTCATGTACGACCGGACGCGCTCGGCTTGCGCCTCTTTGTCCGGGGTCACCGCACCAATGACCTGTGTACGCACAGGGCCACCGGGAGGAAGCAGTTCTTTATAGGCTTGAGCTTGGAATTGGATCACCGATTCGTTCATAATCGGGTGAACAACGCCAGACGCGCCGTCAAACGGCTCCGTCCGCTCTTCATATTGCAGGCCGAGCAGGGTCATGCCCTTCTCGTAGGTGTCTTTCCACTCTTGCCGGCTCGAATCATCGTCTTCGATGAGAGCTGTCAGCTCCGTGGAGATCAGACCAAGGTCCTTGTCATCGATATACTCGGCCAGGTTGGCGCCAAACGGGGCGTTCTTGGCGTCAAGCATGCCGTCTTCGGGGCCAAAGGTGATGGTCACACCGCCATCTTCGTCGTCTTCAATGAGGAAGTCGTCATCTTCCTCGGACAACGGACCTTCTTGCATGGAAATGTCGAGGTCTTGGTCTTCCGGTCCGGGCAATTCTCCCGGCATATCCGGGTACATCGCCTTATCGACGTTGTTGAAGGGGTCGTTTGCCATCAATAATACACCCTGCGACCGACGTGTTCGGTCCGTTCTATCACATAATCTTCAGGATGGGTAATGAACCCGCCCTGTCTAAAGCGCATCAGGGCCTGTGATGCCGCATCGCAATGGTCATCATGTGCCCCATACGGGAATGCCGCGATTTCCTCGATGACTTCTTCAGCCCAAGAGGTATCAGGATACCATACGATCCCCGCTTCGAAGAGCGGGGCCACAGAATTGAGGCGGCTGAACTTGTCATTCCCACGAGACGGAGTGTAGTTCACGACCGGTATGCCCATATTGCGCAGTTCTTGGGTCAACGGCAAGCCCGCAGCCTTACTTTCGACCAAGACCGTTTCCGGGTCCCAATATTGGTACTCTGAAAGGGCCACGCGTTTCAGATCCGGAAACTCCCACCGGCCCTTCTTCGCGTCCAACAAGATGATATTTGCCGGCCCGTCCTCCACAGGGTAGAAGACACCCCACGTTTGGATGGCACTAAAGTCCGCGGTCCGTGTTTTGAGGAACGCGGTGTCGTAAGACTGCATGACGTAGTGCAAACGCGGGATCTCTTCCCGCTCCCACTTCTGCCACCACTCACGCTTGATGATCGACGCCGCATCGGACGTCGGCTGTTGCATATATTGCGCTTGCCACTTGGACAGGCTGATCGAGGCCTTGATCTTCTCAAGCTCGTCCAGCTTCCAATACTCCGGCCACAGCGGCTCCCCGCTTTCCAAGATGGCCGGAAACTCCACGACCTCCCACTGGTCGGCCTTGGGGTCCATGGCCTGCTGCTTCAAGAGTCGCGCCGTCAAATCGAGCTCGCCCCATCGCGTCATCACGACGATGATCGCGCCTCCTGGCTGCAAGCGCTGACGCGGACCGGCCTGATACCAATCCCACGCATTCTCAAGGGCCGTGGGCGACTGAGCGTCCTGCTCGGAGTGCGGATCATCGACAATGAACAAATCGGCGCCGCGGCCGGCGATGTTACCACCGACACCCGCCGCATAGTATTCCCCGCCCTCGTCCGTCTCCCAGCGATACGCGGCCTTCGAATCGGACCGCAGCTTCGCCTCCGGGAAGATGGCCCGATAGTCGTCCGTCTCCATCAGGTTCTTCACCTTGCGGCCGAAGCGGATCGAGAGGTCGGCGGTATGCGTTGCCTGCATGATCTTCTTGTCAGGCATGCGTCCAATGAACCACGCCGGGAACAGGTACGAAGCGAACTCTGACTTCGTATGGCGCGGCGGCATATTGATGATCAGTCTTTTAAGCTCTCCACGAGCAACTGCCTCAAGTTTCTCTGCCACAATTTTATGATGGCGACCGGCGATAAAGTTCGGCCAGATGTACCTAACAAAATCCAGAAAGCTATCTGCGGCCTTCTGCTCCTTGGTAAGTTTAACCGCCCGCGAGGTGAGGGCGAGGTATTGCCGTAGTACATCTTCAGGAACCGTATTCGACACCGCCATAGGTTACCCTCTGCGGCCCATGGGCTTCAGCATGCTGAAATCCGCCTGCTTGGGCAAGGTCGATTGATAGTAGTCCGTAATGGCCGAGATCATCCGTTGGCGCTGCTTGTTCGACTGTCCTTGGTCCATGGACGACCGCTCACGAGCCAGTGCCAGCTCCTCCGCATTGAGCGCGGCGATCCCTTCAGCGTCCTCGGACATGGGCATTCCAAGGGCGTTGGCAAACCGATTCACATATTGCGGGACTGTCGTACCAGTAACATCGGACGATTCGCCGGCCTTGGCCATGGGCCGTCCGGAAAACCACATGCTCGCCGCGTCGTACGGGTTACCCGTCTGCTCGACATACTGACCAAACTTCGCTGCCGCCACTGCGTCCTGCGCCTTGCGGTCTTCCAAGAATTGTTGGGGCGTGAGCGGTGATCCAAGGACCTCTTTGGTCCAGACCGGGATATTGAAGTCCATGACCTGATAGCGGCCGTAGGCTTGATTGCCGCTCTCGGTCCTTGGACCAAGGGCCGAGTAGTTATTACCGCTCTCAATTGTGCCGAGAGCATTGAGGTAGCGGGTTAACTCAGCCAAAAGTATTATCTCCTAATTGCCACAAGTCTTTGGTATAACGCTGCGGCATGAAGTCGGGGATCTGGAATTGGCGGACGGGCCCGAACCAGACAAATATGACATTGCCAGATTCTTTTC